ACCTACTAAGTACGTGAAGTACAACGTCCTGCTCAACCAGTGGGATTTTGGCACCCTGACGCGCACGGCTTGGATCAACCAGTCCATTCTTGGTCAGCCAATAGGGGCCGGTCCCACTGCGCCATCCGACGAAGAGAATTTCATATTTCAGCACGAAACGTCCACCGACGCCGACGGCGCGGCCATGACGTCGAGCTTCCAAACTGGTTATTTTGCCATTTCTGAAGGCGAGTACAAAGTGTTTGTAGACCAAGTGTGGCCAGACATGAAATGGGGTTATTATGCTGGTGCGCCTGACGCCGACTTGGCGCTCACGTTTTACGTGGCCGATTATCCGACCGACACTCCTCGCACTTATGGCCCCTTCGCCATAAACTACCAAACACAGTACGTGACGCCCAGATTCCGTGGCCGTCTGATGTCTATTAAAATGGAGAGCACCGATCCCGGATCGTTCTGGCGCATCGGCGCGACGCGTTATCGCTTTCAGCAGGACGGTAAATTCTAATGGCGACTTTAGACGACATTCTTACAGCCCAAAAGAACGGCGTCGTCGCTCTTAACAACATTTATCAGTCCACAGTGTTTCAAACCGGGCGGTTAGCGGGCCAATATCGGTCATTAACCGTGACCACCCTAACTGAGGTGGCGCGCGGATCTGGAATAATGATCGCTTACACCACGGTGGTCGGCGGCGCGGCGGGATGGATTTATGATTCCATCACTCCGACTACAACGCGCGCGACTGGCACAGGTGCGACCGCTACGTTGACCTTTTCGCCTAATTACGCCTTTGTTGTGGGCGACACGCTGGTAGTCAAAAACATCGCCCCGGCTGGGTACCAAACGGCTGGCACCGCAGTCTCAGCGTTCACGTCTAACACCGTTTCTTACGCAAACGCCACTACTGGTGACCAAACGGCGGCGGGCATCGTATTTAACCAAAAAGCTGCTAATCGCATTTGCGCCACGTCCACCACGGTGGACACCCACATCGTTGGGGCTCCCTTCACTACTGGCCTCGTCATCGAGCCGGGTGCAGGACAGTCCATCAACGTCATTTATTCGTTGGATGCCTAACATGCCGCTCAAAAAAGGCAAGTCTCGCAAAATCATATCGCACAACATCAGCGAAATGATGCACGCCGGGTATCCACAAAAGCAGGCCGTCGCGGCGTCTCTTAGTCAGGCGCGCAGATCGCGCGCCACAGGCGGCGTTGCAATGACGAAGGCTCGCACGCACGTCGGACCTATTCACAGCAACGTAGCGGGCCGCACCGACCATTTGCCGATGCATGTGCCGTCGGGAGCTTACGTCATCCCGGCCGACATCGTTTCGGCGCTTGGCGAAGGCAACACGATGGCTGGCTTTCGCATTCTCAACGACATGTTCGGGGTGCAACAGCTTGGCGACGAACCTGCGACGGAGATTGTTGCGGCTGGCGGTGAATACGTCATTGCGCCTTCTTCCGTTTTTCGTATTGGCGGTGGCGACATGGATCGTGGTCACAACCACTTGGACGAATTTATCAAGAAATACCGTGCGCAAACGGTTAAAACGTTGAAAAGTCTACCGGGTCCCAAACGCGACTGATGGAGGTCGAGTTGACTAATACTGAAGTGAAAGTGAGGGTGGCGACGCCTGAAGATATTGAGGGTTGTCTTCGCCTGTTTATACAAGCTAATGAAGAAAACGGCATAGCTCTGCTTGATCGCGACAAGCTGTTTCATATCGTTTGGCCGTCTCTTCACCAAGATGGCGGCATAATTGGCATCATCGGTGAGCCGGGCCAACAGCCGGAAGGCGTAATTTTGCTGCGAATAGAGTCGTTGTGGTATAGCGATGACCCCGTGATAACCGAAAAATTAGTGTACGTACACCCAGATTTTCGTAGCGCCAAAGGTGGCCGCGCCGCTAAGTTGTGCGAATTTGCTAAAAAAACATCTGATGAATTGGAAATGCCATTGGTGATTGGGGTGTTGTCCAACGAACGCACCAAAGGCAAAATTAAAACGTACGAAAGGCTTCTGGGCCCGCAGGCCGGCGCTTTCTTTTTGTATAATGGTAAAACGGGGTTGTCGCATGAAAGCGCCGCAAATTGACTAAGACATGTACTAAGTGCAACGTTGAAAAACCTTTAACGGACTTTCACAAAAAGTCCTCGGCAAAAGATGGTAAAATGCCTTATTGCAAGGCGTGTAATTCGCGTCGGCAATTAGAAAGGCGAAAATCCGATGACTCTTACTTCAAAAGTTACATAGTCACGTATAGGCCAATGTGGGAGTCTCGCAACAAAGGTCGGATAGCACACAAAAACGCCAAGCGGAGGGCTACCAAGTTAAATGCTACTCCGTTGTGGCTTAATGAAAACCACGAAGAAATCATAAACTGGTATTACAAAGTGGCAGCCTGTTTAAGCGACATTACTGGAACTGACTACCATGTTGACCACATTCACCCGTTACAAGGCCGGGATTTTAGCGGTTTACACGTGCCTTGGAATTTGCGGGTAATTCCTGCATGTGATAATATACGTAAACACAATCGCCTGCCTGAAAAAGATTTGCGCATGGCTTGGAGCTGTTGATATGTGCTCTTTTGGTTCGTCGTCCGGCCCCTCGGCTCCTTCTTCGCAGTATACTACGCAGACGACGACCGCGTCGCCGCAGGCGCAGGCCATGTATAATCAGGCGTGGCAACAAGCCAGCGCGGCGGCGGCACGTCCGTTTCAGCGTTATAGCACCGATCCCAACGCTTTTGTGGCGGGTCTTAGCCCCACTCAGCAGCAAGCCATTGGGCAGGCTGGCGCAACGATGGGCGCGTATCAGCCCTATTATGGTGCAGCAGCCGGTCTCACTGGTGCAGCCGGCACGACGTCCACGGCTGATGTTGTCGGCCAGTACATGTCGCCATACATGAGGCAGGTTGTTGATCCGGTTCGAGCCGGCCTTGAGCAACAGCAGGCGATGCAAAGTCAGCAACAGGCGGCGGAGCAAATTAGAGCGGGCGCTTTTGGCCAACAGCGTGGCCAACAGCAGCGCGCCATTTTGCGAGGACAACAGAATTTAGCTCTGGGTCAGACTCTTTCGCCTTTGTATCAAACCGGTTATGGTCAAGCGCTCGGGGCGGCGCAGGGTGACCTTGCTCGTCAGTTGCAGGCCGGTCAGACTTTTGGCCAACTCGGCACCGGGGCGCAAGCCGCAGCAGCGCAAGGCGTTCAAACGGGCCTCGTCGCCGGCCAAGCTCAGCAGCAGACCGAACAGGCGATGCGCGACGCGATGTACCGCCAGTTCATGCAGGAGCAGGCGTACCCGTTCCTCACTTCGCAGTTCCTCACTCAGGCGGCGCAAGGTCTTGGGCCGGGCTTTGGCTCCACGACGAGCGGCGTTCAGCAGAGCCTCACGCCTCTTTCGTATTGGGGCAACCCGCTGTCAGATCATCGTGTCAAAGAGGGCGTCGAAGGAAGCGAAGCTCCCGAGCCCATCGCCACGACGCCCACTGGCAAGACGATTTACCGTTATCGCAAAATCAACCCCGAGACGGGCGAATTAGGGCCGGTTGAATTCGGCATGATGGCTGATGAGCGTCTGGAGGATACGCCGGATGCAGTGGGCCAGCGCCCCGACGGTTTGCTTACGCTCGACTACAAGCGCGCGTCTGATGAGGACGCCGATGTTATGTCGCGCATGGGTGGTGCTGTCGTTGACATGGAGCCGGGCAAAGATTATTGGCGCGGTGGTTACGCCGAAGGCGGCTCTTCTCCGTATGGGGAAGCGGCGGTGGGATACGTCCCGATGGGCGGCGTTTCTCCGATGTCGCCCCTTTCGTCTCCCTCGCTGTCATACACGGCTCCCGAAAAGCAGACGTCCAAGTTCGACCTGTTGAAATCGGGGCTGTCGAACGCTCTTGGTTTATACCAAACGGGCAAAGAGCTGTATGGCGATTACAAGTCGATCACGGGCGCTCCTAAAAAGTCAGTCCCAAAAGAGGCCGACGGCGGGTATGTGCCGTATTCTGGCGTTCGCCCGTTAGATATGCTCAAGGGCCCTTCTCTTTCGTATAATCGCGACGAAGACGAAGAGGACGAAAGCACGCTCGGCAAAATCGGCAGTGGCGTCAAGACGGCGGCCGGCCTTGCCGGTGCTGCGAAGACCCTTTTCGACATTGGCTCGGCGGCGGCTCCGTTCATAATGTCGCTGTCCGACCCGCGTGTTAAGACCGGCGTGCGCCCCGGTGCTGCTGGCGGCATGGGCGTGCGCCCCGGCGCTGAAGACGTCGATGAGACTACGACTGAGGATGTTGAACAGACGCCCGGTGGCGGTTTTGAGGAAGCCTACAAGCGCACTCTTCGCTTCGAAGGTGGACTTAACCCCAATGACGCCGGCCGAGGCCCGTCTATGCGCGGCATTAATCAGGCGGCGCATCCCGGCATCGACGTGACCAAGCTTACTGAGCCTCAGACTCGCGACATTTATCTGAACGAATACTGGAAGGGCGTAGGAGCCGATCAGCTCCCGGCCAATGTTCGCGACATGGTTTACGACACTGCCGTGATGGCCGGGCCTCGCCGCGCTAAACAGCTCCTTGAGGTGGCTGGCACCGACCCGGACGCTTACATGGCGGCGCGCGAAAAGTTTCTTAACAATCTTGTCGCCTCCAATCCGGAGCGTTTCGGTAAGTACGCCAAGTCTTGGGCCAATCGCAACGAAGAACTACGCTCCAGCGCCGGTCTCGGATCTGGTAACGTGGACGAAGTGTTATCTAACCTCCCGGCCGGCGCGCGTAAATGGTCGGCGTCCACGCCAACCGTCGACGAGCGCGGTTTTGGTGAGCGCCTGTCCGACAAGTTCACGCAAAATCCAGAGCAGTTCATCATCCCGGCCCTCGTCGGTTTGGGCACGATGGCGTCATCTAGCAGCCGTTTCCTCGGCCCGTCGATCTTGCAAGGCATTGGCGGCGGCGCGAAAGCGTATGCCGAAATGGCGCAGCAGCAGTTCGAACGCGAAAAAATGGGCGAAGAGCTAGGTCTTCGCAAAGGCGAGCTTGGCATCCGTACTCGCGGCGCGGACGTTGCCGAACGAGAGCTTGCCTTAAAAGAAAAAGATATGAAGCGCAAGCTCGACGCGGCGGCGGCCATTTCCAAGGCCCTGTCTGGCGGCGCGGGTGCGGTTCCTTACACGTCTGCGCCGACGGCTCCGGCTGGCGGTGCCCCTGCGGGCGGCGCTCCGATCGACGTGCGGCCGCCTGCCGCCAGAACGTCCGAGGCAGCTCCGGTTGGCGAAGCTCCGGTCGTCGCCACGGATCCGTTGTCGACGCCGAACAACGCTTTTTGGGCTAACGTTGACCCGCAGTCCAACCCGCACATTCTCGACGCCACGGCGCAACGTTATGAAAACGCCGCCGCTGCAGCGGGGCAGGCGGGAGATCCCGAGTACGTAAAGTCGCTTTTGTCGTCGGCGCAGCAATACCGCACGGCGGCGTCTAGCATCCGTAAAGAGGGTCGAGTCCTCACCAATCGTGGCGAAATCGCTTTGATCCCCGGTTTTGGCGAAGCGGCGGCCGACGTCAAGCGTATGGAAGAAGAGGCGGCGGCCGGCGTCAAAGTGCCGACCGAGACGGCCATCGAAGAGGCTAAGGCCAAAGTCGGCCGCAAGTACGCCCCGCGCGTCAGCCCGACCGGCACCAAGTTCATCCCACCAGAAGGTGGCGTGGCTGCGCCGACCGAGGTTACGACGCCTCAGGCTCCTCCGGAGGGTCGTCCCGCTCGCGTCGAAATGGAGCCCAAGTCTGGCAAAATCAGCACGGCGATTCCGGCTGCTCCTCGTGGCGGCGGCATGATGATCGACCCGTCGTTGCCGCCGGGTGCCGAGATTTCGGAACTTAGCCCTCAGAACGCGGCCATCGTCGAAAACGACAAGAAGTTCTTTGGCGATTTCATGGAGCGCATGCCGGCCACCGAGACGGCGTTGCAGCGATACAAGAACATCGCTCAGGCGCTCAAAGTCGCGGAGTCCGGTTCGACCGCTGATCAGCGCTTGGCGTTCAGCGCCTTGGCCTCAACGATGGGGTATCAGGATTTGGCCGAAAAGGTCACTCAAGGTGACCCAGCCGCTCTGGAGCTCGTGAAGAAAAATGCGCTTAATGCGGTTCTTGACACGCTTAAGGCAGCGACTCCTCGCTTTGCTCAGCAGGAATTCACTCGCTTGTCGGATCAGGGCGTACCTTCCCCGGAGCGTCTGCCGCGCACCAATTTCGAAATGGTGTCGGAGGCCGTCGGCACGCTAGACCGACAGTTGGCGTTTTCGCGGGATTGGGCGCAGGCTCAGAAGGAAGGGTGGGTGTCGCCCACGTCGTTTTGGCAGAGCTGGTCCGAGGCCAACCCGCTTGACGCTTTCGTCAAGTCGGCGTCGCGCCAGTTGGGCAATTTCAAGGGCATGCCGTTGCCGCCGGCCAAAGATTGGGCGGAGGGAGCGATTTACGTCGTGCCGTCTCACCTTTCGGCGGCGCAGGCGTCTCACATGTCGCAGCGCGGTCTCAAAGCCGGCGACATGTTCATGTTCGGTGGTTGGGGCGAAGGCAATGAGCCCATCATGAAGCCCATCGGCCGCTCTGAGGCTTATTCCGCCCATCGCAGGATGCCATAATGGTTGACCAATCTTTTTTCGAGGCCTTTGAGACGGCTACGGATGAGCCTAAAGCAAAGGCTGCTACTAGTGCCGGTCCCTCATTTGCAGAGGCTTTCGAAAAGGGCACGGAGGCCCGCGAGCCCACGTTGCTGACTACGCTTGGCTCTCCGGTCACTGGCGCTTATGTCGGAGCGGCCGAATTGGCCGGCATGCCGGTTGACGTGACGGCTTGGGCGCTTAGGAAGGCCGGTCTCCCTATTGGAAAAATGCCTGTTGGCGGTTCGGAGTCTCTCAGGGCTCTTGGCCGCAAGTATATGGAGACGATTGGCGCGCGTCCGATTGAACCCACTACTGAGGGCGAGCGCATCCTTTATCATATGGGCAAAGGTGCGGCCGGCGCGGCGATTCCAGCCGTTGCAGCTGAGACCATGTTACCAAAAGTAGCTGGCCTTTACCCTCGCTTTGCCGAGGCAGCTGAGACCCTTTTCGCCCCTCGCGCGGCAGGCGTCGCTCCGATGGCCGAATTGACGGGTCTCGGCGCTGCTGGCGGCGCTGGGTCGGAAATCGCCATGGAGATGGTGCCCGAGCACTGGAAGCCGACTGCTGGTCTTGCCGGCGGCATGGTTGGCGGTGGTCTTGGCGCGCTTGGTCTTGCTGGCGGCCGTTCGCTCGCCACTTTGGCGCAGCGCGGCATGGAATATTTGGAGCCCGTCACCGCTGCTGGCGTAGAGCGCGCCGCCGCCCGTCGTTTGGGCGAGGGCGTTGAGAGCCCCTTGGCTACGATGGAGGCCATCGAGACGAAGCCGCGCGAAATCGTGCCCGGCTCGCAGCCCACCACTTTCGAGCTCACCGGCGACGTCGGCCTCGGACAGGCTCAGCGCCGCGCCGAGACGTTGTCCCCCGAGCGCTTTTTGGAGCGCAAGGGCGAACAAGCGGCAGCAAGAGCCGAAGAGCTCAGCAAGGTCGCCCCGTCTGGCGAAATCACCGACCTGCCGACCTTTCTTCGCGAGCGTCACGAGGAATTGGACGCCAACGCGGCCCGTTATGTGGCCGAGGCCGAGCGCGCGGCGGAAGAAGAGGTTCGCAAGCTGGGCGGCGCAGGCACGCCCGAGGACTACGGCCGGATTCTTCGCACCAAGCTCGAAGACGCCAAAAAGACGATGCGCGAAGAGCGCGAAGACTTGTACAAAGAGGTCGATCCGACTGGCACCGTGACGGTGAACGCGTCGCCCATCGCGGCGTCGGCGCGAGCCGTATCAAAGCAGGGCCCCCTTGCTGCGCCGTTATCTTCCGCTGAACGAGACATTTTCGAAAAGGCGGCCACTCTTGGTCCCGACGCGTCGTTCAAGGATCTTCGCGAATTTGACACTTACGTCACCGCCGAAATGGCGGCCGAAAAGCGTCAACGCGGCGAAACGCCGACTTGGGGCCGCCTGACGGCCATCAAAAGCAAAATCATGGACGTTCTTAATACGTCGGTGGAGAACGAGGCGCTGGCGGCGGCCAAGGCTAAGCACGGCGAATATAAACAAAAGTTTGGACGGGGCCCGGTGGGAGAAGCCCTGCGCACCGAGGGGTTTGCGGGCCAATATAGGGCTCCAGACGCCGCAGCGGTCGCTAAATTCTTTCCAGCGGGGCCAAAAGGCTTTGAGGCTGCGACTGCTTTTCGCAATGCGGCGGGCACCGACAAGGAAGCCATCGACACGATGCACGACTACATCGTAGCGTCGTTGCGCAGAGAGGCGACCGACGCCAAGGGTGGCCTAGATCCGGCCAAGTTCGCCAATTGGCGCAAGCGTCACGAAGATGCGCTGCGCGCTTTTCCGGAATTGTCTGGCAAATTCGATACGGCGCTGAACGCCTCGGAGCGCGTCGCGGCGGCGACTGAAGCGACGAAAAAAGTCCTTGAGGAGCAGCAGTCGAAGGCCGTCCGCAGCATCATGGGTCTCACCAGCGCCGATGACGTCAAAAAGACGGTAGGCTCCATTTTTGGTCAGCGCAACCCCGTTGGCCAGATCCGGGATTTGGTGCAAAAGACGAACACGAACCCTGATGCTCGCAACGGCTTGCGCCGGGCGGTGGCCGAGTTCATCCGCGACAAGTTCATTTCGAACGCCGAGGCCGGCACGACGGGCGTGAATTTGATCAAATCCGACTCGTTCCAAACGTTCTTGAAGAACAACGCGTCGGCGCTAAAAGAGGTGTTCACTCCTGAGGAGGTGGCGTCGATGCAGCGCATCGCGGCCGACCTTCATCGCACCAATCGCTCCGTTCGCTCCACCGCTTTGCCGGGCCGCTCAACCACGGCTCAGGACCTTTTGCCGTCCATCAAAGATAAAAAGGTGGACCTCAAGTCGCTTTTCGACGTGATCGTCGGCGGCGGCGGTCTAGCGATGATGAGCTCTCACCCGGTGCTCGGAGCCCTGTCTACGACTAGCGCGGTGGCTCACCACATCATTGAAGGTCTTCGTCACGAAGGTCTGCAAAACGTCAATGACCTCGTCACCGAGGCGCTGCTCAATCCCGACGTCGCCCATCGTTTGCTCAAGAAAATGCCGATCAAGCCAAAAGAGGTCGAAGCGGGCATCAAAGAGAGCTTGCGCCGCGTTCCGGCTTATGGCCTAATCAATTCGGCTGAAGACCGTCAAGGCTTCGCTACCGGCGGCGCACCGCGTCCTCGCGAAATGACGGCAGACATGATGATCAAAGCGGCCGAACGTTCGAAGAAAAAGATTCAGTCGGACACCAAGCCGATCCTTAACGAAGACGATGAAACGGTGGTGAGCGCGCTCCGCGTGGCCAATCAGCACATTTGAGGCTAAAGTATGACGACCAAGACCAACCTCGCCCAGCCGACATACAACAGCCTTAACTGGGACTCGCCGCTCAATTCGAATTTTGGCATCATAAACAACTCTGCGGGCGGCAACGCCAGTCTCAATGCGTCTTCTAACTATTCGATGAGCGCCTCCGAAGCTCAGAACGCCATGATTGTGGTGTCTAATTCTTCAGGCGCTACCCGATCGATTGCTACGGCTGGCGTCACTGGTACGTGGATGGTGTTCAATAACAGCGCCAACGACCTCAACGTGTATGCCACTGCTTATTCTGGCGCGGTGGTCACCATTCAGGCGGGGTACAAGGGCGCGGTGTTTTCGCCAGATGGCGCTAACATGTACGAAGCGGGTTCAAATAACCTCGTTAAGCGCACCGGCGACACAATGACCGGCGCTCTCGCCCTGCCGTCTAATGGTCTCAACGTTGGGTCGGGCCAATTACAGGTGTCGGGTGGCAACGTGTACGCTACTGGACAGTTCTTTTCGAACAGCAACATCACGGCTTTCAACACGTCAGATGCACGCCTCAAAGAAAACGTCGAAACGATTCCAAACGCCCTGACGATAAACAAAATGCTGCGCGGCGTCACCTATACTATGAAAAAGGATGGTTCGCCCGGCGTTGGCCTCATTGCTCAAGAGCTTCAAAAGGTCTTGCCCCAGCTTGTGGCGGAGGACGAAGAAGGAACGATGTATGTGGCTTACGCCAATCTTGTGGCCGTTCTGATCAACGCCGTCAACGAACTGTCTGAGCGCGTCGAGGCGCTGGAGGCCAAGTAATGACGCTTCCTAGTAGCGGCACGATCACGTTGCAACAAATCGGCGCTGAATTTTCGCCGGTTGTGTCTAATCCTTATCAAATGGGGTCATATCGCGGCGTGCGTTGGTATCAAGACAACACCGCTACAGGGCTGTTTTCTTCCACTAATTTGCGATTCTCCGACTTTTACTCCAAGCGGTATAACACGCCGGTCGTGCCTAACAGCACCACGATTTCCAGCAGCCAGAATTGGACTGTGGTTTTATACAGCAATTTGACGGTGGTGGTTCGAGGGGCTGGCGGTGGCGGGGCCGGAGGCGCGGCCAGAGGCACGGACGCTGGTGGTAACCAACAGTCTTACACGTTCGGTGGCAGTGGCAGTAGCGGCAATTCCAGCTATTTTTGGCTGGCCGGGTATTCCGCACCGGGCGGTGGCGGCGGCGCTAACACCGGTGGTGGTGGTTCAGCGGGTGCTGGGTCTGACGGGTCGCCTGCCGGCGGTGCGGGCGGTGGCGGTTACAACGGCGGCATTTCGGGTGGAGCGGGTGGCCCCGGTGGTAAGAACACCTATACTTTCACTAATCCCATTTCTGGCGGTTCTGGCCCTCCAGTGGGTTCGTCCGTCTATGTGTCATGCGGCGCTGGCGGCGCAGGTGGTGGCAGCGCGGGCGGTTATTACTACTATTTGGGATGGCCTATTTTTGGCAACTCCGGGAGCGGCAGCACCGGAGGTACTGGATACGTGGTGATTAGTTGGTCATGATGCATCCCGACGACTACGAAAAGGTCGTCAGGATGCTAAGGTTCTTGGTTTTAGCGGCGGTCGCTCTTTTCGCTTTTCGATGCGGGCAAGCCACCTACCACATCATCTTCGACCCGATTTAGCTTGTAGCTGCAACCGGTTAACAACGACGCCAAGACGGTCACCACTAGTATGATCGCCATAGCTTGTGTGAACAACACCCACCATTCTTGATCCCGGTACACCGTCATCCCCTATAATGGCCGGTCTTTTTAATGTTTATCTTAGACGGAACGCGCGTGATGTGGTCGTGTGCTGAGCAATACGAAGCCATCTCGTCAGTCGGCAAACCACAGAACCAATGCCTTGATCCGTGACTGCGAACAGGATACCTACACTGACGATGTCCAAGATCCAAAAGGTCCACCTCCAGTGGCGTGATCGAACTGACGTCCACAACCACTTTTGGCGGACGTCTAAGCGCCGTCACGCGTTTTGCAGGGGCCAAGCGTTTGCCCATGCTCTTTGCCGGGTTTGTGTAGGTGATTTCGCCCAATACTTTGAGTCGGCCCACCATTCCGGCCACAGAACTGCGACTTATGCCGATTTCGTCGGCTATTTCGCCATACGTGCGGCCGGCATTAATGTCGTCGCGGATCTTATCTTTGAAGTCAGACGCCTTCAAACCTTGCGGGGTGTGCGGCTTTGGTTTGGTTCTGGTACTTGCCATTGTAGGGCCTATCTGTTTTGCGGTCGAGCCAGTGGAACGTGAATTGGCAAATAGGGTCGCCGGCTTTGATGCTGACGATCTTGTCGCTTAGGTTCACGAGCTCCAGCGTGGCGTTACCGCAGAATCCGGGGTCGAAAAGAGTGTTGAACGCTGAAACGAAAATGCGGGCATAGGTGGACTTGTCGCACACATATCCAACGACGTTGTGCGGAATGTAAAAGTCCTCAATCGTGTGCGCCAGAGCGTGATTTGGAGGGTAGCCCTTCATATTGTCGCGCCACCCTTCTATGGTGCCAGCCACTGGCATGCCTTTGCTGTATTGTAACATATTACGCAAAACGTACGACGGGGCGGGCCCAAGTATGACGTCGTGCGCAATGCGAACGTCATAACTGGCGGCAGACAGGCCATAACTTTTGCCATTGACCACCGTTTTCTCACCCACGAATGGGACGATCATCGGTTGTTGCTTCATCAATCCGCACCATTTGGTCGGTTGGCACAGCTTCTTGATGCTTTGAGCGCTTAATTGAGACACCGTTTCCTCCTATGAAAAGGGCGGCCGAAGCCGCCCCATTTCGTCACTTGCGCGCAGCCTTGGATGGCGTCGCCGCAGGCTCTTCAACGTCTTGCAGTTTAAGCAGCGCCTTCTCTACTGCGTCAAGAGCTGGATTCCTTGCGGCCTGTTGAGAAGCGGCCATAGGAAGAGCTTCCGTCGCCATGTCCACCGACGCGCCGTCTAGATGCAGAAGGTCAAAAATCATGTTGAGGCGACGAGCGTGATCATCTAGCCACGGGCCGGCGTCTTGGCCAAGCGCCACTCGGGCCTCGCGCACCGCGTTGGTGGCGATGGCGCGCAAGCGGTTTTCGATCGCCTGCGGCCCCCAGCCGGCATTAGCTTCGCCGCTGGTGATGGCGCTTAAAGTCATCATATCCATTAATAGTCTCCATCTCGCGCATCCTGATCGTGGTGCGAACTCGCGGGCCGGAGCGCTTAGCCCAAACGGTTCGTTTAACTGGCGAAAGGAGGGCATCGGCTAAGCCCGACGCCCAAATGATCATAGAAAGTCCTGCAAGTCCTGCGATGACATAGTCCATTAATCTCCCTCGTAGATGCCGCTCGAATTGATCGTCGGCGGATCAATGGCGTAGGGGTTGGTGGCGCTAGACGTGCTCCACTCCGAGCCATTTGGCCCGTAGGGATTGTTAACGCTACCATAGGTCCATTCGGAGCCGTGAGGACCATAGGCGTTCGAGGTGGACTCGTAGCGCCATTGGTTTGCCGACATCTCACCAAGAGACGCGGCTCCGCATGGAGTTGCGTAAAACAGGATCGCTGACAGAGCGAAAAAGAGAGCCGACACTCCGAGGATGAAGGGCGACAGCAACATTATCGCCGCCAGCGTTAGACCTAGCATATCTTTGAGAGCCTTAAGCATTTTGTTGTCCTTGTTCGTATTCGTGGTCGATGATGGCGTTGCGCGCCGCGTCGTCGATGGAGGGGAACGGCCCCTCCATCTTGTCGTTCTTGCGATGCCAGTATAGCCCGTCTTCGTCCTGAATTAGGTCGTAACCGATGCGCATGGCCTTGATGATGGAGTAAGCGTCACTCATAGTCGACACCCAATTCATTGCACAAGCGGCCCATAATGGACTCGACCTTTTCGAGGCGCTTGATGATGCCGGCCCCAGTGTTATCGGCTGGCTTGGCCTTAGAAACCTCTGGGTCCTTGTAACTAATGAGGGATCCAAACGCCGCCATGCGCACGGCGCGAACGTTTTGCTCTGTGATGTTAAAGTGCACGGCGATGCGGGCGTCGTTCATTCCATCTATGTACTTGAACGTACCATTGGCCCGGCGCTTGATCCGCTTGCGAATATACTCTCCCACCTCGAACTTTTCGGCTTGGCTGAGAACGCTTCTTGATTTCATGGTGGTCTCCTTAAGACTCTGCTCGCGCCCCTCGGCGCTACAACACGTTATAACACATTAGAGATGGGATCGTCAATTAGATGCCTAGCCATCTCTTTCATTTCATCGTCAGTCATGCTTCCTTTGAATGAATTAATAGCGTGGCATATAAGCCTGACGTTTTGCAGTGTGTATCCCTCGTTGTTATCTATTCTGTCTATGGATACAGAATGTGGCCTAATTTTGTGGTTTCCATTTCCATCGCCGCCCCATACCATTTGCAAATTCGTCAAGGCACATTTGCCTCCTTGGCGATTCCACATTTCCATTATCTCATCGATGGTTACAGGATTTGATGTAGGCTTCCTTTTCAGTGCTTTGATGAGTCTTATCAATAACCCATGCCTAGGCGATTTAGCTTGGTGGTGTTTGCTGTGTGCGGCCTGCCTAGCCTTAACGTGTGGGCGAGAATAATACCCAACACTGTAATCTGCTTTGCATTTCCTACACCAAACTTGACCTTTTGCGAATTCGTTGTCGTTTTTTTCCGTTTTACACCTTTTACATGTCTTAGACATGGGGTAATATCCCGGTTTCTCGGCTATACCCTAGAATCATAGAAGCTACGTCTTCTTTTCTCTGTAGGGCTCGTATGATTGTATCATCTAAGTCGGTAGACGACAAGTCTATGATGGATAATGGACGCACTCGATCTCCAAACTGGTTCCTTTCTTCACATTGAGACCGGGCGTCATTACTGTATGTCGATTCGTAAAAGACCGTGGTGAGGCACGGCGACTTGTCGGATCCGATGAGCTCGTGGCCGTACTTAGACGCGTCGATCTGGCCAATGAGCACCCGGCATGTCTCGTCCTCGTTGAACTTGCGTTTTTGTTCGATCACGTCGTTCGCCTGCCCGCGAATAAGGGCTGGATTAAAGTCGGCCAGCGCCTTTTCAAGCAGGCTGATGGAATGGCGATAATGAGCGAAAATGATGAGCTTGGTGTCTAGCTCGTCCTCAAGGATGGAGCGCACCGCAAGGATGCGCGGGTTGTCCTTGGGCGGCACGATGTCGTGGGCGTTGCCGTTGTCGTCGATGATGAAGCCAGACGCTATTTGCATCTGCTTGATGAGCTTAGTGATGACCTGCTCGGCGGTGATCATGGCCCCGTTTTTGATGAGCGCCACGAAATCCTTCTGCATTTGGGCATACATTGTGGCCTGCTCGTTGCTCAGGCGTACGCGACGGGTCGAATAATCAGGCTTCTCAAAGCCTTCGATCCAGTCGATTTTGCGGGCCGTGAACGAACACCGGTCGAGGATTTCGCGCAGGCGCGGCTCGTTCTTGGTGCCGATGATTTCTTTGCCCATGTATCCACCCATGATACAAAAAGCCGCCTTAAACAACGCGTACTCCCAACCGTTCAATTCGCCCATGAAGCGCAGCTGGCCGTATAGGTCCTGCGCGCCTTGCGTCAACGGCTTGCCAGACAGCGTGCGCTTGAAGCCGCATTCTTTCGACAGGCGCAAGGCATTCTTGTACGTGGTGCTGCTAGGGTTCTTGAGCTTGATCGACTCGTCGGCCACCAAAAAGGTCTGCGGACCACATGCCTGCTTGATCACGTCGAAATTCTTCTTGTACGTGAGCGCCTCGTAGTTCACGGCGATCATGCCGTGCGCGTTGTCCTTCAAGAACTTGGTGAGCGCTTTTTCATCGGACGAATTGAATTCGTGCAACGGCACTTGCAGGCCCCATTTTTGAGCCGCCAATATCCAGTCAGGCTTGAACTTGTTAGGGGCCAAGACCACCATGTATCGCATGTCGAAATCGTGAATGTACTGCGCAAACTCGTTGAGCGCCGTGGCGGTCTTGCCAAGTCGCATCTCCAACCAGTGGCCCCACCCCTTATGGCCATACGATTTAGTGAGCGCCTCGATTTGCACCGGGCGCGGCGAGCCATTGAGCATCCAACGATAAGACATGATGATCTCCTGTGTCTAATGTGTTATAACACATTGAGGACGTCAGGACAAGTCTGGCTCCAGCGGATCGACCATGGAGTACTGCAAGTGGTATAATACGGTGCTCATCACGCGATACAGACCGTCGCTTTTGCCAACCGCTTTTTCGAACGCCACGCACGCCTTTTCGAGCTTGTACTTGATGACGCGTTGCACGTCTACGACGCGGGAGTTGCCAATTGCGATCTCCTCGGCCAAAAAGGCGGCCGCTTCGAAAAGGTCGATCACCTTCACCGCCTGCTGGACGATTGGGTCGATCTCCTCCGGTGGAAAGCCGAATTCCATCTCCATCATGGTGAACGCCCCCTCAGGCAAGCGCTTTTTGATAGGCGTGGCGATGTCGCCCGTCAGGACCTCGCTCATATCATGGCGCAGCGCGTATTGCGTGGCGTCGAGCAACATTTGCGGGTCTTCGAAGCCATACTGGCGCAGCAGGCGCGGCACCATCAGGGCCACGTAAAAAGAGTGCTCCACCACCGACTGCTCGCGCGTCGTGCGCACGATTGACCAGCGGCGAATGTCAGCCAGATTGCGCTCGAAGCGCCCCAGCAACCAAGTGTCATCCATATCAGTGCCCCGTCATGTTGTCAGTGCCAGCGAACCCCATGAAGTGATCGATGCGCTCAGCGAGGTTCTCAAGCATGAACTTCTTCATGCGTGGCCATTCGCTTTGCTCCACCGACGTTAATGGGAAACAACCGATGTGCAAGGCGGCCTTGACCTTCACCATGGCCTTATCCTCGTCGCTCATTCCCTCGGTCAACCTACTGATGGTGATTTGGAATTCGATGCACGCTTGGAGTACGGCCATGCCGATGTCGTTGTCGCTCATTTCAGCTTCTTCAGTCGGTCGTGAAGGATCATACAATAGTTGGCGACGTCCACCAGTTCTTTCATCGCCTCGTCGGGTCCGAGGAATTCGTGTGCCACCTTGAACTCCTCGATCTCCAGCGTCAGCATTCGAAAAAGAGCCTCGACCGGCAGGTTAGTCCAACTGGTTTTGTGGTCGTTCTTCTGAAGCTTGGCCTCCATCAAAACGGCAAAATCAGCCAGAACGGGCCGCACCATGGCGGCCACATTTCCTGCATCGATGGCGTCTACTATAGCTTGAGCGGCTTTTTGGTCTTTTTCACTGTACATCATTAGCTTGGTCTCCATTGTTCATCCTCTTAAAATGGCGATGCGTAGAGCGGTGAAACCGCTCCAGCGTCTTTTCACCTTTAGCCATAATGCGAAGACCCCGTAGGATCTCCGCCATTTCGCGAACGGTGATGTTCGCCTCAGGATCCAGCACCCATATAGGGACGCCCTTTACCATCAATTCGTCTGTGTCAGTCAACCCACACCCCCATGTGCTCGATGTCAGGACCAAATCCGCAAAGCACCGTCGGCATGCCTTTGTGCGGCAGGATCGATTGATACTTGGCGATGACGGCGCGGACGAAAGGCTCCTGCTCCTCTTTCTTCAGGTAGTCCATGAAGTTAATGTTGAGCAGGTCCGGCTCATTGACGCGCAGCGCGTCGACGAACTGCGACCACGACCACGTGAAAACGCGACGCACGCGCTTAGTGACGGTGGTGTACTCCTCCTGAAGGCCAAGCTCCTCCCACGACGTCTCTTTCTGGTCGTCGTAGAAATCGCCACTGTAGCCCACCTGCGTATTTCCGACCCTTATCGGTGCCGTACGCAGCGTCATCGCCACCTTGTGGACCTGACTAAGCGGGATGCGGGCGTCGGAGAGGGCCTGCTGCACCGTGCACTCGCGGCTCGTTGTGTGAGGAGCGAAAAGGGCCTCATTGACGCCCAGTGAAAACCCCTGCGCTGACTCGTGGAGGACGCACCGGTTAGCCAGATCCAATACGCCGCTATAACCGTACCAGACGTCTTGTCGGCCCCAAAGGTTGCCCTCTCTGTTGACCTTGTCGGCCAGCGCCGCGCCCACCCCTTTGGCCGTGCCGGCGACTTTCGAAGAGCCGTTGCTCTGCTCCTGCTCGACGTGGTGCGCCTCGATGATGGCCGCGCACGGGTGGATGGTCGGCACGACGCCAAATTCCTCGACCTCTTTCTGCAGCATCTTGGGGTATATGATCGCGCCGGCCGTAAGGTAGACGTCGAACTGCGGGCCCGGCAGGAGCTTCGCCACGGCCGCGCCCACCGGCAACTGCGTGGTGACGATCTTGGCCGCACCTAATACGGCGGTGTGACCCGAATTCGGGCCGGCATTGGTGGCGTATATTTCGATGTCGCGTCGGCCGGCGCGGGCGATGACCGCCGCCAGAGCCCCTTTGCCGGTCGAGCCGTATTGGCCGTCCACGATGAAATGGGCCCCCTTGGCGAACCACCCGTCTTCATATAAGGCGTCTTCGATGCTGCTGGCGCTGAATTTAAATGGCATATGGTCCTCCTATGCGCTGATTATAGCACATTGTAACGCGTTGTAAAAGTAGTCAGTCGGATAGCTTGTTGGATATCAGGCGAGCATAACCCTGAATGTCGTCCCATGTGTCCTTGAAGTCTGGGTTGCCACACACGACGCGCGAGACCTTGTGCAAGATCATGTGAATGGCTTCGCGTTTGTCAGCGGTCATCAGGATCCAGTTCGGCCCGTTTTCGACGCAAGCCTTAAGTTCCTGCGCCACCCAAGCCTGAACTACGAAATCTCCATGGGTGTTGCCACGCTCTGCGAGAATCGCCCCGATCTCGTCAGTCTGACCGCCTCCACGAGCTTCATCACGTTCCACCGGCCCCTTGATCTTGGCTGTCTTCCTACCCATAGCGCTTCGTCCCTTTCGTAGTCCGAGTTTATTCTGTCCCAATGCGCCGGCCACACCACCGCCCTCTCTTCGCCTTTGTGAACCATGAACACCAACTGGCAGCCAATAGGGTGCTCTTGGGTCGAATTAAGCTTATTGAGGTGCTCCTGCTGAATGGGCGTGATGCCGGTCTTTTTGTCAAATTGCGCCGGCACATCGTTTAAACACTTACACTCAAAAAACACAACGCCCCTCATCGGAGCAGCGATGAGGAGGTCAGGTATGCCCACTTTGAAACGGTTGGAGAGCTTGTACCCGTAACCCCCCTCTTCGCGAATAAGGTCAATAACCTTCTTTTGGAAGTCCAGCTCCTTCATCAGCCTTCGCTTTCTCTATTCGTTCCTGCTCTTTTTGATCATATATCCACTTGGTCACGCGCAGGATGGTGAGAGGGTCGTCAGGGGTGGACTCCCTGACGATCTCCAGTTGCGACTTAGGGTACCATTCCGGCTTTTCAAGGTCCGAACGAAAGAAGAACATGGCCTTCTCCGTTTGGCGCTCGATGGTGCCCTCTATTTCGATCCATTCTTTCTTAAACGCCATCAGTCCCTCCAACGACGACCATGAGCTAGGCCCGATTTTTGCTGGGCCAAACGGGTGAGTACGTTCTTGGTTGACCTGTCGAGCGCGTCCGGCATGTTGGCCAGAATGCTCATCAGTAACCCGTGTAGTTCATCGGCTTGCATCAGCGTCGAACACTCAACGTTGTCCCAATCGTGTAGCCACATTAAAATGTCTACCGTTTCATTCAAATGCTCAATAGCCAAATCGATGGCTTCACGAGCTTCCGGATTGCGTGATTCACTGGCCATTACTTGTCTCCATACGATGCGATAGCCCAATTCTCGCCCTTGCCAACGTCCATGAGGAAGGGCACCCTCATGTTGAACGGGTCCTCTTGAACCGAGCTCATGCGAGCGATCAGTTGGTCCACAAACTCCTGCTTCTCGGGCGGGGCCTGAAAGACGAAAGAGTCGTGAATGGTCATGATGACGTTCACCTCGTCGCCGTCGGCCTCGCACATTTTGTCGGCCTCTAGCAGCTTGTACTTGATGATGTCGGCACCCGAGCCCTGAATGATCCGGCTCACCGCTTGGTAGGCGAACTTGGGGTCCTTCAGATTGCAACGCCGGCCGAGCATCGTGCGCACGAAGCCCCGGCTCTTATATATCTTACTGGCGTTGCCATGGAACTGCTTGAGCTCTGGAAAGAACTTAGTCATGTACCAGTCCCAGACCTCGCGCGCCCTCGCCACCGGCCACTCCATATGTTCGGCCAGAGTAGTCGGGCCCAGCCCCGTAAGCATGCCCATGTTCAGGCGCTTGCCAACGGTGCCACGATCTACGCCCAATTCCTGCGCCACCACCGAGTGCATATCCACGAACGGAGTTCGGAGGTAACCCTCCATGATCTTGGGACTCTGTGTGTAATGAGCGAAAGTGCGCGGCTCCGCTTGGCTGTAATCCGCTTCGTACAGGATCTTGTCTTCGTCCGGCACGAACACCGAACGAAGGATCTTGCCGAGCTTCTTATTACGCTTAGAGATTTGCTGAAGGTTCGGTTCGTTACACGAAAAACGGCCCGTGACGGTGCCATAGTCGTCCTGCCTCAGTTGGTTCAGCGACGCGTGAACGCGCCCCTCGAACAGGTGGCGCTCCTTGAGCGGTGATAAGAACTTGGACTCCAGATCGAGCGCGTTGCGAATCGCCACGACTGGTTGGCCCACTGCATGGCCCTCCAGCCATTTCGCTCGTATCGAAATCTGGCCGTCCGGAAAGCGAGCGGTGGGCTCAGTGCGAGGAAAGTCCACGACGCCTTTCGAGATCAGCCAGTCCTTCACGGCGGAGGTGGACCGGACGTTGAATGACTCATCGAAGCCGGCGTCGGCGCGGGCCTCGCTCACCAAGCGCTTGACCTCCCGGAACGCCCAATCCAGTCGCCCTTCGTCCACCTTCATGCCGATGCGCTCAAGGCGAAAAACGGTCCATATCAGCTCGTTCTCAAGGCGAAAGATGTTCTCCAGCGTCTTACCGTCCTTGTCCTCCGCCGTGACGTCTTCGGCCTGACTGCGCCACAGGTCGAGCGTAGACGTGCCGTCGCCCATGGCGTAGTCCACCGCCACAGCGTCGTCGCCGGCCAGTCGCCAAAAGTGCTGCATGATCTTGCGCTCGGGCTCGCCCCCGAACAATTGAGCCATGTGGGCGTAGAGCGCGTCGCCCTTCTTCTCCGTCACGCCATGGCGCTTGCAGCAGGCGTCGAGGCTGTAGGAGCCGGCGTACTCGTCGATCAGGGCCTCGGTTATTTGGGTACAGTTAAGGTTCCGTCCCAGCATGACCCCGTGGTTAGCGGATAGGTGAACGTCGAACTTAATGTTATGGCCCACCGTAACGTATCCTCGTCGGTTACGTTCGGAAAAGGCTCGGGCGAGGGCCTCTTCGAAGGGGTGGACGGGCATGGGTCGAGGAACGACTGCGTCGGTGAGAGGCGCTCCATCGAGTAGATTTCCTCCGCCACCATGGCGCACGGGGATGTACCAATTAGACTGTTCATCAACAGTAATGACATAACCAACAACCGCATTCCGCCTCCAATCCACTCCACTGGTCTCTACGTCGTAGGCGATGACGGGAGACTTTGCGACAGCGCGCAGAGCCCCATCCACCCGGTCACCGAGTGATGTAGTCATTTGAAGTCCTTCATCTTCTCGTTCACTTCATTCACCAGCTTATCCCACAGGTGACGAGGAATCTTGACGATGTCAAGCTCGGTGGCGTTGCCATCCGAGTGCTGGCAAAGGAAAATGTAGTCGCCGGACTTGTGGTCTTCGTCGGTGAACGGCTCTAGGACCCATCCACGGTTGCCATCATAGTTCTGAATATAGGTGAGGCGCTTGGCCATAATCTGGTGCTCCAAAAGGGCCGGGGCTCTCCATCTAGCCCCGACAGTTGAGGGAGGAATGCCCCGTATCGCCGGGGCCACGCGGTCTCTTAGTACGCGCCGCCGGAATCCGCCGGAGCGGCCGTCGCCTCGTCGCTCATGTCTTCGTCAGACGCGCGGTAGCTCGTCGTTTCGAAGCTCTTCGCCAGCGCCAGAACCGTATTGAAGGTAGCCTCGTCAGCGACGCCGTCCGACTTGAACGACCAACCGTTGTAGCCACCTTCAGCGCTCTGCTCGCTCGTCACCACCGCCTTGTACAGCTGGGCGAACTGAGGCACCGATCCCGCGCGCAGCGAGATTTTGGAGTTCAGGTCCTTACCCCGCTTGATGCCGCTGCGGCTCAGCGAAATCAGGGCCGGGCTGCAGTCCGGATAATCCGGCAAGTAAACCAGATACTCGTAGACCAACGTAGCGGCCGGCGGCGACTGCGGATCACCGGGGATGGACGAGCCGAAATTGGCCAGACCCGACTCCACGACGCTACCTTTCGTGTTCCACTCGATGGGCTTGGCGTAGCCTTTGATCTTCACCTCGAAGGACTCATTCGGGCGGTCCCACGTCTTGCCGTCGGCAGAGCGGGCCAAGATCATGCGGTCGTCGCCGCGCGGGGCGAACAGGACGTACGATTTGCGCGCCATGATGACGGCGAAGCGCACCTCCGAACCCAACGACTCATTGAGGATGGAGTGCCAAAAGACGCCTTCTTTCGCCTCATTGAAGCTCTTGAGCTCGGGCGAAATCGCCTGCAACAGCTTCATGCGAGGGACGATGCGGTCCTCGTTCTCCATCATCGTGTTGGTGGCCGGGCCCTTGTAGCCCGCGAGATAAGCCGGCACACCGCCGTCCTTGACCTCTGCAACCGCGTTCTTATTAGCCATGATGTTACGCTCCTCTGTTAAGCTTGTTGATCGACGTGATCGTCATATGGTTGACTTTGATGCACTCGGGCAGTTCGACTTGGTTCTCTATCATGTACTGCTTTGCGAACGATGACAGGCTGCTCGAATTGACGGACTGTTGGATCAGGTCGCCCTTGCCAATCTCGCGCAACCAATCCATCGCGACCTCTTTGTCGGCCATCGATGCGGTGGTGCGGGTTGACTTGGTGAAGCGACGCTGGACGTCTTCGAGCGTGATTGAGGACGTCTCCTCCTCGGACATGATCTCCGGGATCACCTCGCGCGACATGTGCTCTAGTTGCATGCCGATCTTCTTACGAACATCGTCCATGCGGTCATACTCCTCGGAGAGATAGAAGTACAACCGGCACGCCTCTGCGAGATTGCCAGTCTTCATGTTCGAACCGTCTTCACCAGCATTGGCTTTGACGGCGTCTACCAGTTCGCTGATTATGCTGCGAGCTTCTTCCATCTTGGCGGTCATCACTGCCAACTTGTCAGTCGCTAACTCTCTTTTCTGTGCTAACGTTAAGGTCATAAGGTGCTCCCTTTTTTGACCTGACTACTAAAGCACAGCCATCAATGCGTTGCAATATGCTGTAAAGGAAGGAGTCAAATACGACGATGGCGTGACGCGGCAGGAGACCAATCGAACCACATCACGCCATCTAAACGGGGATTTCAGAGCAGCCTCTCGGCCGGGGATCCTCCTACTATCCGCCTACGTTACGCCCGACTCTACGCGAACGCAACGTAAATCAGGCTGCTATGCCATAGTGGCGCAGCCATTCCGGTGGGGCGTCAACCGTACGAACCTTGCCCTTGTGGTCCAACGTCTTGACGCCCCTGTTCTTCCGCGCAGCCCCTCGCAGAAGATTGCTCAATATCATGACCGCCTGACCAGCAGTCAGGTCTCCGAGTTGGCGCATCTCGCGCATGCGCTCCACCGACTCGTCGCCTCCGTTAAGCAGGGCCACTTCGAACACGCGGTCGAAGCTGACCTTGCGTTTGCGACCAGCGCCCTCATACACCGAGGTTTGAAGAAGGTCTTTAATCCAGTCGCCGCTCGCCATTGCTTACCTCTACTTGGGCACGATCTTGGACGTTATAACATGTTGGGCTAGTCCATTGCAATATGTTGGATAACTCGTCCTGTGCGATCTCCTGTGTAAGGCGCTCGAGCCGGTACACGTCCTTACTAAACCGTTCATCCACGGCTATCCACATTCGCGCCATTCTGACGTTGTGCAAGACCGTCGTGTGGTCCTTGCCAAACACCCGGCCGATTTGCGGCAACGAGTCTTGCGTTAAAATGCGGGCCACGTAGAACGCCGCTTGACGCTGTCGCACCCGGCTCTGAGTGTGAGGCTTGATGAACTCCTCTTTGGTGCACTTGTAATATTGGCAGGCGGCCTTGAGCACGATCCTAGCCCCAATGCGAATGATCCCCTTTTGCATGCCCCGTCCTCAGTCTGTATGATAATTCTTCACGTGTGATTTCGCCCTTTGCAAACGCGTTAACCGATTCCTTGATGAACGGGTTCGGCTTGCCGACGATGGGCCTTGGCTTGGGGTTCGACGGTCTCCACTTTTCGAATATGTGAGCAGTGTGCGCGCCGAGCTCGCCCATGCTGATCCTATTCCTCCCCTTCCCCGTCACACCCTTCTTCGTATTCACAGTCTTCGCACTCTGGCTCATCTCCCCATCCCCTTGTCTTTTGCATCACGTCGTCCCACAGGTCGAGCCACTGTTTGGGCGAGATGCCCGACGGGCGCGTGACCGTTTGGCCGCATATGACTATCTGGTTGTAGTCGTACTCTACATGTAAAAGGTGGTGAAAAGGCTCGGCCACGTCAATTCTCCTCGTCCGTCAAACCATACGTCCATGCGGCGTCGCTCGCCGCCTTGTCCGAATGAACCCCCACCCCGCGCAACGACTGGTACAGCTCCATCACCCGCAGATGATCCACGCCATACTGGTCACAATGCCGCTTCAAACAGTCGAACCACGATTCCTTGTCGTGGCGACGAAGAGGGGGCCGGCGTACGGCCTCCCTCCATGAGGGGTCGTATTTCATGGCTTGTCAACGTGGTGGTTGAGCCAACGCAACAGGCCGTCCTTGGTGGTCGGGATTTCGCGTTGCCTCCACGTGATCGTGGCGCTTGGGTACGACTCTTTAAAAATGCGCACCATGGCCTTAGCCTCTTTTTGAGTGGCGGCCCACTTGATGAAGGACTTATTATAACCGTCGTGCGTGTTCACGTCTACGCTGTATAGTCTCATTTCTTGGTCTCCTCATTGATCAGTTGGTCAAGGTACTCGTGTAACGCGTCAACAGCCTCGTGAGCGGTGTCTTGCTTGAGCGCCTCCATCATCACCAACGACTTTAGGCACGAGGTCAGCATCAGTTGGAGGGTAGTCACCGACCCCACCATGCAGCGAGCCGGGTCGTCGAAAGCGTTGTCCAATATGCCAAACACTCGGTCCGCGCCGGCTTGTGCGGCGTGCCTGACGATGTCTCGAAACATCGGGTCGTCTTGA